CTAACCTAGACCCAAATACATTAAATTATAATTGTTTAAGTGCTATCACTGTTAATTGTGAGCCAGTTTGTGTGGTAAAAAAGGAATTACCATTTATGGTTCCATTTACAGCATGTACTACTAATCCAGTAACAGTTGATTATGACCTATTCCCAGATGAAATACAAAGTATTCTTAATACTGAATATGAAGAGCTTGAAGGTGGTGTTAGTACATTAAATGACCAAATTAATAATATGGTATCAGATGTAATAACAAGTTCTAATCCTTCTATGGCTGAAGATGAAGTTATTTATTATTTTGGTGCGATACCACAAAGTGAGTATAGTATTTTAAGTACTGGGTATACAACACCAACTGATGTTTTTGGAATTCAAACAATCCCATTTGAGTCATTTTCTCCAGAATCAGTATATAACGATGCTTGGTTTTACGCTTTGTTCACAAATAATGGCGGTGGAGCTTATAGTGGTTATTCATTCTTTACAACAGTAACAGATTTACAGAATATAAATCCAATAACTACTACTACAACAACAATACCACCATCAACTACAACAACCACAACAGATCCATGTGCTCCTGTTGTACCTACAACTACTACAACTACAACGGTACCTGTTGTTATTGATTGTTATTCAGGTAATGTTTCAGGTATTTTATATTACTACACTGGTACGTCATATACACAATTTGACGATTTAGTTGTAACAACATTAAGATCTAGAGGTTTGTCAACATATAGTAACGATGTTAACCCAGTATTACAAATAACTGGTGTTACTGATGTTACTTTAGATATGACAGGTCCATATGCTAATGTACTTAAAAACCCATTTGCTCCATTTGGAATTAATGCAACTAATGCTAGTGGAACCAACTTTGAGTTTGAGGTATCTTTAGGAACATCGTCTAAAAATATTAACAAGGTATTTGGTAAGAGTAACTTTAGTAAAGATAGAATTCAAAACCCACTAATGGTTGAAGAGACGTTCTTAACCTTACTTAATTATGGTTGGAATAAGGGTTACATTAGAGGTTTAAGTGCTGAGCTTGTAACAACAGATGCGGCACAAGCAAATGATACAAATACTATTGGTTGGTATATGGATAGATTCCAAACACCAGAAACACCATGGATTGTATCTGAAGTTAGAGGTAATAAGGTGTTTAATTTATTTAAAGTTTATAGTATCTCCGATGGTAATTCAGCAAATACACAAATAAAAGTGTCAATTAGTGATATTTCATTTAATAACTTAACATTTACATTGTTAATTAGAGATTACTATGATACTGATGCAAATCCAGTAGTTCTTGAGAAGTTCTCTAACTGTTCGATGGACCCACAAGAAAACAACTACGTTGCTAAAAAGGTTGGTACGTTAGATGGTGAATATACATTAAATTCTAAATTTATTTTAATTGATGTTAATTATGATGCACCAACTGACGCATTACCATGTGGATTTAAAGGATTTACATTTAGAGAATACCCTGGAAGTAGGTCCCCATTCCCAATTTATAAGACAAAGTATGACTATCCTGGTGAGTTAGTTTACAACCCACCATTTGGATTATCTAATGGTATTGACGATGCTTATACTAGTCCTGGAGATAATGTTAGAAAAACTTTCTTAGGTATTTCTTCGTTCTGGGGTTATGATAGTGATTTCTACCAATATAAAGGAAAAAGAAAACCACTTAACCTTTGTACAGGTGATGGCGCCGCTTGGGATTTCATGACGAAAGGTTTCCATATGGACAAGAATGCTAGTGGTATTACAATTAATGACGCTTATACAACATCAGGCCAATCAGCTTTTGAGGTTGGTGTTGCGGCTTTCTCATCTGAACCACAAGACCCAACAAACCCTTACTATAGATTAAATTCTAGAAAATTCAACGTAATGGTTTATGGCGGATTTGATGGTTGGGATATCTATAGAGAATACAGAACTAATGGTGATAGATTCGCGCTTGGTAGATCTGGATTCTTAAATGGTGCTTGTGCGTCAACTAGATACCCTAATGGTAAAGGAAATGGATTATTTAAACAAATTGCAATTGGAGATGGAAGTGTTGATTATGGTAACACAGATTACTACGCATACCTATTAGGTCAAAATACATTTGCTAACCCTGAAGCTGTTAACATTAATGTGTTTACAACACCTGGTATTGACATTATCAATAACTCAAACTTAGTTGAGAGTGCTATTGATATGATTGAGAATCAAAGAGCTGATTCATTGTACATAGCAACAATACCTGATTATAACTTATTATTACCAACAACAACAGGACAAGATGGTCTATTCTACCCACAAGAAGTTGTTGACGCGTTAGAAGAATCAGGAATTGATTCAAACTATACAGCAACTTACTATCCTTGGGTACTTACAAGAGACACTGTTAATAACACACAAATCTACATTCCAGCAACAGCTGAAGTAACTAGAAACTTAGCGTTAACAGATAACATCGCGTTCCCTTGGTTTGCGGCAGCAGGTTATACTAGAGGTCTTGTAAATGCAGTTAAAGCTCGTAAGAAGTTAACACAAGAAGATAGAGATGTTCTTTATCTTGGTAGAATTAACCCAATTGCAACTTTTGCAGATGTAGGAACTGTAATTTGGGGTAACAAAACACTACAAGTTAGAGAATCAGCACTTGATAGAATAAATGTTAGAAGATTGTTGTTACAGGCACGTAAGTTGATTTCAGCGGTATCTGTAAGATTATTGTTTGATCAAAATGACCAACAAGTAAGACAAGACTTCTTAAATGCTGTTAACCCAATACTAGACGCGATTAGAAGAGATAGAGGTTTATATGACTTTAGAGTTACAGTATCTAGTGATACAGAAGATTTAGATAAGAACCAATTAGTTGGTAAAATCTACATCAAACCAACAAAAGCTCTAGAATTTATAGATATCACATTCTATATCACACCAACTGGTGCTTCATTCGAGGATGTATAATTAATATCATAGAATAGAAAATGGGGGCTTTGACCCCCATTTTTTTATAACTTATAATATTTATTAATATGAATCTACAAGAAAACATAAATAGAATTAAACAAATGATGGGTGTTTTAACCGAAGACGATAACTTATCAATATCAGATATGGTTAAATTAGACCAAGAAATGAGGCAAGAGGGTAATTTTGATGTTAATGTAGACTTTAAAAATCAAAAAAAATTAAAAGAGTTATTAGGTGATAATCCACAAGAGTTTTTAGAAAAATTAGATAAAAAAGAAGATGTTGAGGGTGTTTGGTTAATAGCACAACACGCTGATAATAATCTAGAATTACAAAAACAAATACTTGATTTATTAGACTCAAACAAAGAAATGCTATCACAAAAGTTTAATATACCAATAAAAGAAATATTATATGGTATTGCTATGTTAACAGATAGAATTATGGTAAACAAAACAACTGGTATTAGAGGATATAGAGACAATGATATGCCAGATTTTTCCGAAATATTAACAGGAAAACAAAAATATGGATCACAAGGTGGTGTTTATAATAATAATTGGGTACCAAGACCAATAGAAATTAATAATGAAATATTCTTTTTTAAAACACCTAAAGAATTGTATGATAATGAAGATTTTTTAGAAAAAATAAACAAGTTAAGAAATGACGTTGGGTTACCACCATTAGAAGATTATGTTAGACATATGCAAAAATATTCGATATGAACTATAAAAAAATTACAAGAGAGATTATAACAGAAATAATTAATGATACTCCAACACCAGTTATGAAGTACTATGCTTTTGATTGGGACGACAACTTAATGTTTATGCCAACAAAAATTTATTTAAAAGACGATAAAGGTAAAAGCGTTGGTATGTCAACAGAAGATTTTGCTGAATATAGAACAGACATTGGTAAAACCGATTTTGAATACGAGGGACATACTATTGTTGGGTTTGACGATAACCCATTTAGAGACTTTCAAGTAACTGGCGATAAAAAGTTTTTAAGTGACTCTAAAACCGCTGAAACAGGTCCCGCGTGGTCTGACTTTGTCGAAGCAATTAATAATGGATCGATATTTTCTATAGTAACCGCTAGAGGACACACACCATCGATATTAAAGCAAGCTGTTTATAATTTAATAAAAAGTAATGCACATGGAATTAACTCAAATGAGTTAGTAAAAAATCTATTAAAATATCGTGAACTAGCCGATGAAGACAAATTAACAAAGGATCAATTAATTAAATCTTATTTGGATATGTGCCGTTTTTATCCAGTTTCTTTTGGTGAAGGTTCGGCAACAAATCCAGAACAAGGAAAAATTGATGCTATGGAGGAGTTTATTAGATATGTGAAATTGATGTCACACAATTTACAAAAGAAAGCATTTATGAAAAATAAAATAAGTAACTACTTTACCCCATTTGTTGGATTTTCAGATGACGATGTAAGAAATGTTGAAAAAATGAAATCACATTTTGAAAAGAAAGATGATAATATATTACAAACTTATTTAACATCAGGAGGAGAAAAGAAATTGTATTAATATATTTATTATTAAAGTAGTTAATATATTATATATGTTTAATTAAAAAAAAACTAAAGTAAATAGAAAAATTTTTCAAACGATACTATTTATTAATAAAATAAAATAAATTTTTAAAAATTAAAAACTATGGCTGATTTGTTAATGAAAATGCCTATACCGTATGAACCGAAAAGACAGAATAGGTTTATATTACGATTTCCTTCAAGTCTAGGAATAAATGAGTGGTACGTTGAAAGTGCCTCAAGACCGTCAATTAAAGTAAATTCAACAGAAATTCAATTCCTAAACACATCAACTTATGTTGCAGGTAGATTTAATTGGGATGAAATACAAGTTAAATTTAGAGACCCAATTGGTCCTTCTGCATCACAAGCCTTAATGGAATGGGTTCGTTTATGTGCTGAATCAGTTACAGGTCGTATGGGTTATGCCGCTGGTTATAAGAAAAATGTTGACCTTGAAATGTTAGACCCAACTGGAGTTGTTGTTGAAAAATGGATTTTAGAAGGAACATTCTTAACTTCAGCTAACTTTGGTTCACTATCTTACTCACAAGACGCAATTGCTGATATTACTTGTGGTTTAAGAATGGATCGTTGTATACTTGTTTACTAGAATAATATTACATATAAAATATATTTAACCTATGTGGGAAACTACATAGGTTTTTTATTTACTAAAAAAAACTAAAGTTTATTATTTATTATAAAAGTAAAATTGTATGGAAAATAATATAAATGTTAGTCAATATGGTCAAATAGATTTTAATCTACCACATGATGTTGTACCACTTCCTTCTGGTGGTATTTTTTATCCTTCTAAAAAGAAATCGGTTAAAGTTGGTTATTTAACTGCCGCAGACGAAAATACACTGCTAACTTTTGATGGTAATAAAACAATTAAAGAAACATTAATATTACCACTATTAAGAGGTAAAATATACGAACCAGATTTAAGACCTGAAGATTTGTTAGATGGTGATATTGAAGCTATTTTAATATTTTTAAGAAACACTTCTTTTGGGGATACATATAACGTAACTTTAGTTGACCCAAAGACTTCTAATAAATTTGAAGCCACAATACAACTTGATGAACTAAATATTAAAAAACCAGAGGTCCAACCAGATAGTGATGGAACTTATACCATACTATTACCAAAAAGTGGTGCAACAGTAAAATTAAAATTATTAAATCTAAGAGATAGTTTAGAAATTGATAAATCATTAGAAATGTACCCAACAGGTAGAGTGGCACCAGTTATTACACTAAGATTAAACAAACAAATTGTCGAATTAAATGGGTCTAGTGATAGAAACGAAATCTCTAGATTTATCGAAAATATGCCAATAATGGACTCAAAATACATTAGAAATTTCTTAACAAAAAACGAACCTAGATTAGATCTAGATAAAGAAGTTATCGCCCCGTCTGGAGAAAAAGTTGTTGTTACAATCAACTTTGGGGTGGAATTTTTTCGGCCTTTCTTCTAATTATAGACAGTATCTATTAGACGAGTATATGTTTTTAGCAAAAATGCTACATATGTCGTATAGTGACTATCTAAAAATCCCAACATACCAAAGAAAGTACATGGTAGATAAGTTAGTTGAAACAAATTCAAAAACTAACAACTAAACTATTTATATTAAAAATATATAAAATATGTTTATGTTCCAAGAACAAAATGAGTCTAATGTTAAGGCTGGTAATGTTGATCAATCGGCAGCAGAAGAGGCGGGTATAATACAAGGTAAAGCCTTTACTGATATTGTTTATAAAAATTTAGTTTCAGAAAATGGATTAGCTGGTCTTGGAACTGATATTGGAACTGAAATTGCAAATGCATTCTCATTAAAAGCAACATACATAAGAGCTGGTTACTTAGATAAACAACAAGCTGAAATTAGAGCTACCCTAGGATTAGGGTCACAAAAAGCAGATGAATTTAAAAAATTAGTAGCTGATGGTGCTGCAAATTTTGCAAAAATTGGACTAAAAGTCGATGATGTTGGAAAAACTTATGGAAGCCTACTCAAAACATTCCAAGCTGATATAGCAATTGCAGATGAGGATTTATTAGAATTAGGCGCAACTTCTAAAGTAACAGGACAAGAAGTCGGAGCACTAGCCCAAGGTTTTAGAGGTGTTGGTATTAGTATACAAGAGGTTGGTGAAAGAATGACAGAGGTCGCTCAAATCGCAAGAGAAGCTGGTGTATCTGTTGCCGCAGTATCAGCAGGTGTTGTTAAAAATTTAGATAAAATGAATATCTATAATTTTGAAAATGGCACTAAAGGTTTAGCTAAAATGGCAGCACAAGCCTCAAGACTTGGAATTGATATGGATAAGATATTTGCTGTTGTAGATAAAGCATTTAATCCAGAAAGTGCTATTGAAATGGCGGCAGCAATGCAAAGATTAGGTGTTAGTACTGGAGCTCTATTAGACCCATTAAGATTAATGGATTTATCTCAAAACGACCCAACCGAATTACAAAATCAAATTGTTAATATGACAAAAGACTTTGTTAGGTTTAACGAAGAATTAGGACAATTTGAAATTATGCCAGGTGAAAAAAGAAGATTACAAGAAATTGGTAAAGAACTTGGTATGACTAGTGGGGAACTTCAAAAAATGGCAATAAATGCCGCGGGACTTGATATGAAGATGAAACAAATTAGATTCCCAAGCAGTATTGCCTCAAAAGAAGATAGAGAATTAATAGCAACATTAGCAACAGTTAACAAACAAGGTGTTGCACAAGTTAAAGTAGCTAGACTTGATGAAAAAGGAGAAAGAACTGGTGAATTTGATATGATTGATGTTGGTGAGCTTACTAACGAACAATTAGAAACTATTAAGAAAGAACAAGATCTTAGGGGTCAAACAATGGAAGAAATTGCTATAGACCAATTAAGTGAATTAGATAAATTAAACACACAATTTGATTCAGTTAGACAAGCTCTAGTATTTGGTATCGCGACATCAAAACCAGTTAATGAGTCATATAAAGCAGCTACTACAGGGTTAAGACAAAGTTTGTTTGGTGGGTATGATTTAGGACTAAGCTCCGAAAGAAAAGAAGGTCTTACACCAGAAATGGTACAAAAAACACAAACATATAGAAGGTTTGCTGATAATTTAAAACTCGAAGACCTTGAAAAACTTGGAACCGCGATAAAAGATGATTTTAGTGGTATGATTAGTTCTATCACAAATGTTGATTGGTCAACAATTACTAGTAATGCTAGCAGCTTTTTTGAGACAATTAAAAATTCTGTTAACACCATAATACCTAGTATAAATCCATTTGGTGGTAGTGAAAGTGATCCATTAAGTAATTTTAAAGACGTAGGCGAAATGCCTAAACTTGAATTAGATGAAAAAGTAAATGTTGATATTAATGTTAAATTAGACCCAAATATCCAAAATCAAGCACTAAGTCAAATAATACAAACTGAAATTGAAAAATGGTTTAGTGAGAATAATCTAAGTAATGGAGGTATTGTTCATAAGATACTTGAAAATTTTAAAACAAATTCAGGATTAACAACTAAATAATAGTTTAAAAAAAAAATAATTCATATCTATTTATTATAAAAATAAATTGAATGTCTGAAACAACATTATCTTTTGACGCATCATCATCCTTTAGGAATGCACTTATCGCTAGAAATTTACCACCATATAGCGTACCAGGTGCATATGCACCACCACAAGGTGATGTTATATATGAAGCAACGCCATTATCAGATAGTACTGTTATAGATTCACCAAATGACTTAGTTGGAACAACAAATCAAGCAAATCAATTATATCCATTAAATGAGTATGGACCAGAAGGTGGATATAACAATATTACAAACACAAACAACCCACCATTACCAGTAGACTCAAATCAAGGAGAATATGGTTTAGATGATGCTGATATTGATTTAGTTAATGAATTTTACATCGATGCTGCATATGTTAAAAATATATTTGGACCAGAAAGTGGATATAAAGATTTAACAATAATCACAGATACAACACCTGGATATCAATACTTTTTACCTTATTATGATTTAGAACCATTAATATTCTTACCATCATCATATACACCACTAGATATTTTAATATCAGACAATCCAACAGGTAATAATGGTTTATTGTCACAAGATTCGTTCTTAGCTCAAATTGCTGCCGGCGAATTAAAATTTGCTTTTAATGAAAGAGTAAAGTTTGAAGAACAACAAATATTATCTAGTATTGTTAATTTAGATTCGTTACAAGATCCATTTGAAGCTAGTTTAGTTGCAACAGGACAACAACCATTAATTGGAAAAAATTGGAAAATTACAGTACCAGAAAACCCACTACTAGCTGGTGTATCATTTTTAAATAGAATTACTGGAACATATTTTCCAGTTTCATTTATTCCTGGTGATTATTTTGATGAAACATCTGAGGTTTTATCACCACAGACTGAAGGTGCGTTAAATGTTGCTAATAATTTAACTGGTGGAGCACTTGGACCAATATTAAACAAGTATAGAAACCCATCAGAATTATTTTTAGCAAACACTGGTTATGGACAAAAATCAGTTTTATTTAAAAGTTTAGACTACAACAAATATAGACCAAAATATAATAAAGGACTTATCCTTGGTGTTACAGATGCTATATCAAACCTATTAGGTGCGAACACAACACAAGGTGGTGGGTATTATGTTGGAAGTGATCAAGCAGAACCATCTAGAATAACATCACCAGATAATGAAATTCCAGTTGATTCATATGGTAAACAACAACCTTCACCAGTATATGGCCCATCAGAATTAGGAAAACTATATGAAGGAAATATTGATAAAATTAGTTTTGGTTTAGGTGGGAAATCATATACAAATCAAGGAGGAACATCAGGACAATTTATTTGGACATCACCAAAATACAAAGATAATTTAGGATTTAAAGTTGAACCAGGTGGTAATCCAGTTTATTTAGATAAAGAATTTGACGTTGTTAAAAATGAATTTAATTCAGATACGGAATCTAGTGAGTTCGAATTTAAACAAGGGTCAATTCTTGATAATACACAAAGATTAATTGAATCTGCAGACGGTCTAACAGGACAAAGACGACTACAGCACGTTGGAAATGCAATAAATCAAATATCCAAAGTATTCAATGATGGATATAAAGAAATGACAAAAGGGTCTCAAGTAGTAGCCTATTATGATAGCGTAGATGGCAGTCAAGTAATTGGAGAAAGTGGTTTTGAAGTTGGAAGAGAATACTGTAGAGTTTTTCAAAAAGACACACCATATTTAACATATGCGGATTTACAAAAAACAGATGGTATTACCAACAATGGTAGAGGATTCACCTACTCAGTTTTTGATAATACATACAATTTAAATATTGCACCATTAAGAAATCCAGGATCTACAAATATTGTTGATGGTAAAGTTAAAAAATATATGTTTTCACTTGAAAACTTAGCATGGAGAACGTCAGATAAACCAGGTTATACATATGATGATTTACCAGAGTGTGAACGAGGACCAAATGGTGGAAGAATTATGTGGTTTCCACCATATAATCTAACGTTCTCTGACTCATCAACAGCATCTTGGAATTCAACATCATTTCTTGGAAGACCAGAACCAATTTATACATATAAGGATACAAAAAGATCTGGTAGTATTGGGTGGACAATAATTGTCGATAACCCATCTATGATGAACACAATAATTGAACAACAATTAGCTAATTTTTCACAAGAACAAGTAGATGCAATTATGGACTCGTTCTTTGCTGGTTGTGTTAAATATGATTTATACACACTAGCAGCAAAGTATAACCAGTTATCGGTTAATGAATTATATACATACCAAGAGATTTTACAAAACCCAACCTCATCACTAGATGAAAGAATAGAAGTAGAAAAAAACATTACAGGAAATATTGGTGTTAGTGATGGTGGTGCGAACACTATTAATGAGAATACTAGTGCTGGTAATGATGCTAGTGGAACAGAGACTATAGTAACAAATAACGAATCTACAGCACCAACTAAAGAACAATTACAAACAGATTTAAATAATTTTGTAAATTACGGGTTTTATTTTGATAATGATTTTCCTATTGGAGCAACAAATTGGGCAACAGAGTTACCAAACTTATTTACTGAATATTATAATAATTACATATCAACAGGTGTTAGAAATAAATACCAAACTTTAGCGCCAGACAATGTAACCAATGGTGAACCATATAGTAAAGATGGTATTAATCCATTTTTTGATGATGTTGTTATTGGTAATTTTAATACAATTAAAGATGAATTAATACCAAAAAAATTAAAAGAAGTTTTAGTTGACTATGAAGGAACTGTTACAATCACATTACAAGGTTCTGCTTCAGCTCCAGCAACAAATAACTATAATGTTAACTTATCTAAAAGAAGAGATAGTGTTGTTCTTAATTGGTTAAGAACTCAAACTATTGGAGATCAAACAATAAAAATATGGGAGGAGCAAGGTAAAATTAAATTCAATTTTGAAGCAACAGGTGAAGACACTGTTGTTACGAGTTCAAAAAGTAATAATAACACTAGTGTTGGTTGTACTAATAATATTAAAGACACATCAACTAATAAAGTTACAACTAACTCACAGTGGTATAGTGTTCCAGCTATGGCATGTCGTAGAGTTGCAATCGCGAATATCGTAGTTGGTGACTCAACTAAACCACCAAAAAAATATAGTTGTGATGGTAATGGTAATTGTACTGAAGATGAAAATGGAGAGTTTAGCTCACTTGTTGAATGTCAAACAAAATGTACAAAACCAACTCCTGTAGTTACTAATTCAAAAACATATGATTGTGTAAATGGAAAGTGTATTGAAAATAAAGAAGGTAAAGGAAAATATACTGGGGACACATGTAATCAAGTATGTGGTAATGTTGTTACAGATATAACAACAAACCCATCACCATCACCAACACCAACAATACAAAAGAAACTTAAAGATGGAATTAGTAAAAAAGTATTAAGAAAATTATTTTCAGAGTGTGACTATTTTGAAGTTATAAAAGAAACAAATCCAACCGTATATGCTAGTATTAAGGATAAAATAAAATACTTCTCACCATCGTTTCACTCAATGACACCAGAAGGATTAAACGCAAGACTAACGTTTTTAAATCAATGTGTTAGACCAGGACAGACAATACCTGTAATTGGTCCTGATGGTAAACCAAAATATAATGACGCTAGAAATACATCTTTTGGTGCACCACCAGTTCTTGTATTAAGAATTGGTGACTTCTATCATACAAAGATAATTCCAAATCAATTATCCATAACATACGAACCATTATTATATGATATTAACCCAGAAGGTATTGGTGTACAACCAATGTTAGCAAAAGTGACATTAGGTTTTGATTTTATTGGTGGACATGGGCTAGCAGGTCCAGTACAAGAGTTACAAAACGCATTATCATTTAATTTCTATGCAAACACAGAAATATACGATGAAAGATCAACACCAACAGAAAGCACAAAAACTAGAGATGAAAATCTAGTACAAAAATTGGTTTTAAATAATCCAGGTCTTACAGCTGCTGAAACATCTAATGAAAATGATATTAATAATCAAATTCCTGAAACTGGACAAAATACAATAGGTACAATTCTAACCGAAGAGTTTTTTGATGACAATAGTTATCAAACAGGAACAACAAAATTTGATACAATATTTAAAGAACTATCAACTGAGACAAATACGTATTTTAAAAATATATTTAATCAGTTAAAAACAATTAATGAAAACTCAAATTACCCAACGTTACAATTAATCTCAAAAGAGAGATTTTACAAAATTGGCGATTTAGCTAATGAGCTAAGTGAGAAAGCGCCAACTGAAATTTTTGGTAAACAAGTAAAATATGAACAAGAAATAACTAAACTTATCAAACAAGCACTAAATGATATTGAAGATGAGACAAATCCATTAGTAAGTGCTATTATAGAAAAACAAAAAAATATAACAGGACCTACAAAAAGAGAGTTTAAAAATAAACTTTACGATATTGTTTTAGGACAAAATGAAAAAATAAATGAAAGGTTAATTGGATATATAAATGAAATAACAAATTCACAACAAAAATACGTTCAGATATTTAGAAAAATGGATTTAGTTGTAGATCAGATTGATGGAAAAAGGTTAGACACCGGAGAGTTCAAAGTTTACACATTAAGTGAAAAATATAATGCAGTCACTTTTGATCATATTAGAACAAATATATATCCAGTACCATTAAACACGGAATTAAGTGGTTATATAAATTCACTATCTGAAAATGATATTATAAAATCAGACATATTAACAACGAATTATGGATTTACACCAATTGCCGGAGACGTACTCTCATCAAGAGCAAAACAAACGTTCTATTTTTCAATGTCAGACATATTTACTAACGACAATAAGTTCAATACTTTTGTAGAAAGCATTACAACAACTGAAAAGGTTAAGGAAAATAGTGATTTAGTTAAAGTAATTAAAGATACTTGTAATGAAATTAAAGCCGAACATATTAAAGAATTTGAAGCTGAGAAAAAGAAATTTAAAGATTATGAAGATAGTCAAACTTATAAAGACAAATATTTAAATTATAAAATTAAAGACTTAGATACAACAGTATTTGAGTTTAATTATACAACACAAAAAGATGGTACAACAGGTGAAAAACGTCAAAAACTTAAAAAAGCATATACTGATTTAAATCTTAATAATAAAAAAGATACATTTAATGGGAAAACATATTTTTAGTAATTATGGCATTACAATACTACAATAGATATAATCAATTTTTAGTTAATGGACAACAAACCGTTGTCCCCTATGTTAATTTACCTACAAAGTCTTCAGATAAGAAATACATTTATATAGTTGGACAGTCTAGGTTAGATAAAATATCACAACAATATTATGGAACACCATTTTTTGGGTGGCTAATAATGATGGCAAATCCCGGGTTTACAGGTTTAGAATCAAACATACCAGATGGTGCTGTATTGACAATTCCATTTCCATTACTAACTTCATTACAAGACTATAAAACACAAATAGATAATTATTTCTTATATTATGGTAGATAATTCAGAAAATATTCTAGTTGAATTCGATTACCAAAACATATCAGTAATAGACCCAAATAAAGTTATTGATCAGGATGGTAATGTTAAGGAGAGACTAATTAAACAAGAAAATCTTGTTATGTACGCCAATCTTGAATGTTCTGTACTACCTAGAACAAAACTAGCTGTTGGCGTACCACAATCTGAAGCAATAAAAACAATTTCTGTTGGTAAAATAAATTTTCTAAACCCTGGATTTAAGGAATTTCTTGACACTGGTTGGTCTGATGAAATAACTGGTAAAGATACTATAAAAGGTATGGGAGTTAATCAACCAGCAATTAATATCACTAAAAATCCAGATTTAAGTGATGATTTTTATATTAGTCAAGTTTTAAAATCAAATGGTGAACCAGGTGCTGTTGACAATGGACTTCTAGGTATTACTGACATCAATATTAATTATGGTTTAGATTTTTTACCTGTTGTAAATATAACGTTAGAGGATGTTAAAGGTAGAGCTTTATTTGAGGCTGGTAACAACTCACCATATGCTGCGTTTTTTAATTTACCATACCCATTATTTTATTTAACATTAAAAGGTTATTTGGGTAAAGCAGTTAGATTACCACTAATGTTACAAAAATTTAATGCAAGTTTTGACCCATCAACACATAACTTTAGAGTTAGTTGTAGTTTTTACACCTATAAATATACAATATTAGCGGATGTAACGTGGGATCAAATGATGGCTGTACCATCAATGTATAGGGTAAAAGTAGACACACAAGCAACAGAATCAACAAGTGCAACAGATAGTAAAAGAAATATACAAACAACCTACACAAGTGGTGGGTATCAAAAGATGAAAGAACTTTATTCTGAATATAAAGCAAAAGGTCTTATTGATGATGATTTTCCAGAAATTACAATTTTAGAATTAAAAACAAGGTTAGAAAAATTAATAACAAATATTGAAGAACAATTTAAAAAAACTAATTTAGATGTATTAAATGATTTAGATAAATATCTAGAAGATGTTGGTGAATTTACAAAAGAAGTCTATTACACGTTAGGTGTCTCATGGGCAAAACAATTTTGTGACCAAGAACTTGTTTTTATTAAAAATGACACACAATCAACAATACTATACCAATTTAGAAAAGATTTAATTGGTGACACACAAAAACAAAATGACGCCCTAACAAAATTAGATGGGTTAATATTAAAGTATAAAACACTACTTGAAAATAATAATGTTGTTGGGAAAGACATCTCAATTCCAATTAAAACAACAACCTTTTTTACACCAACAAGTATAAAAGACATTGATATTGAAAAAACTTATAAAAAACGAAGTGGACTAGATTTAGGAAGTGTATCGTCAGAAGAATATAAAACTTTTAGGTCTACTTTAGAAAAAGAAATCCTTAACGCCAATAGTTTAAAAGACTATGAAGGGTTAATATATTTTACAGGTGTTGGGTCATTCTTAGATCAAATAAAAAAAATCGAAGAAAAATTCTTAACCAAACGACAGGAGGTCGAAGAAGGACTAACAAACCAAATAAAAGAACAATTCCAAAACAAAAATAATGGCCTAGGATTCCAACCAACAATGAGGAATGTTATGGCCGTATTTTTTGCTCAAGGTGAAGCCTTTTTAAGAATGTTAGATGAT